AACGCCTCTAAGCCAGAATCCATGCTAGAACGCGACGATGAGAGAAGCAATTCACCCTTCCTCCAATGTGTACGCAAGTACCCTTCGCATAGACGTTTTTGCGCGAATAGCCCGTGAGCTTGATAAAGACTGGACTCAAGATAAGTTGGCTACTGTAATAGAACAAAAATTTTTAAAGAGAAGACTCTTTAAAGATATTCATGTTACAATACAGGTCAAATCTGCGAGCCAAGCCGCTGCGTTCAAAGTTATATTTGATACTTGCGGTTTGGACCTACTTGTTACGCTAAAAGGTAATTCACTAATAGTTAGTGGAATTGCCTGTGATAGGAAATGGTGTGTAAGTGCTTTACAGGTCTCAATTGGGTTCATTGAGATTTTAGCTGATCATGATAAAGATTTTTTTAATATTCATGACACTAACACTATTTCATCGGTGCTTCGCGTCCTGTTGAACCTTAGTTCATATAGTGACTTTATTAATTTAGTAAAGTACTCAACAGGATGGATGCATGCTAGAAGTTTAAAGCAAAAGGTTTTGCCTGAGTTACCTTCCTTTTGGAAAGGAGGTGCTCCACTTCTCTTCTCCGGTAGTATACGACGATTTTTAAAAAATAGGATCGTATCCGGAGGAAAACCAGTTAATCAACATTTGTTCTGGTCGGTTGCACAGTTAAAAAGATGTGCGGCTGTTGTACCTGATGATTTTGTGCAATCATCGCTTGAGAAACATCAAGCTGCTATGACAAAAGATAGCAAGGTTTGTCATCCTCTCTTCCTTGATCAATTTAAGTTAAAACTTGATCAAGTTATTTCCAGTATGAGGAGAGATGCTGACGTAAGTAGGATATGTGAGTATTCTTCAAGTGCGTGTTTTGAGCAGTCCCGGTGTGCTGGCGGTGCCAAAGCGTTCTTAATGAAGAACTCGGTTGTTCAAGGTGACACTAGTGACGATGAACTCCTAAAGATGGACTTTTGTCCGTATAAAGGGTTATCGGAACGTCGTGGTTATATTACACAAGATTTTAATACAGTCATGCTAGATTATCAAAAGCGTGAAGAGTATTATAAACCATGTGAGGCGAAGGTTTATTCAATATGTGAACCTTTAAAAATTCGCAATATAACGGCGTCTAATGCGTATCCTTATGCATTAGCTAGTGGTATGCAGAAATGGATGCATACTTCGTTAAAATCTTATCGACAGTTTCAGTTGATAGGGGAGCCTCTTGATAGTAATTTCGTTAATGATTTTCTATTAACTGGTAAGCCCGGTGATAAGATTGCCTCTGGGGACTTTAGTGCTGCTACAGATAACATTAAAATTGAATTAACAAAGCTAACATTCGAAAGAATGTTAACCGAGTTAATCCACTTTAATGATTTAAGTCTAGACCACGCAGACGTTTTGAGAAAAGTTCTCTATGAACATATAATAAACTATCCTAATTTTAGTTTACTACAACCTGTTAGACAAGTTAATGGTCAGTTAATGGGTTCAGTTCTTTCGTTTCCGATCTTATGTATCATCAATTTGATTACATATTGGATTGCTGTTGAGCCTAATGTTGAAAGGTTCCAGGATCTGAACGTCATGGTTAATGGCGATGATATTATGTTCAAGTGTAGTGATGAACAGTATCAGGATTGGTTAGATACATTAGAACAGGCTGGTTTAACACCATCACCTGGAAAGAATTTCTTTCATGAAAAATTTGGTACTGTTAATAGTGCCCTCTTTTTTCAGAAAGGTAGTATAGGCAAGCAAGTTACTCAGTACATACCGTTTTTTAATGTAGGTATGTTACTTGGTCAGAGTAAAGTCGCTCGTGTATCCGAGGAGGAATGCGATAAGCCGATTCATTGTTTGCATCAGCATGTTATGGAAGGGTCTCTTAATAAGGTTAGAGCTGATAGTAGATTTCGTGTATATAATAAAGAAATTTTGATTAAATCATCTACTATGTATGACGGTACTGTTTTGAATTGGTACCTTCCTAGATCCATTGGTGGACTAGGTATGCATCTACCTGACGGTTTTAAGTTTCGCGATGAACGTTCAGTTCAGAAAGCGAACACCGTTTTAATAACAGATCGTCAGCGTGTTATAGCTTACGGTCTTAGAGAATCCTGGTATAAGGATGACCTTACGAAAATTCCATTCAAACCAATAGGGTTTTTGGAAGATCCAGATATAGAACAATGGGGTGATATTAGACGACGTACTGCTTTAAAAGTACAGTTTCGTGATTGTCCTATGTTGCCAGAGTGTGATATGTTACCTAATGAGTATCACCCTCCTAATTGGTATTTACCCTCAGTTGGTGTGTCAGAGAAAGAATGTCTTAGATATATCTTTAAAGGACTCAACTGGAAGAGATTTTCAAAAGTATCTCTTATAGATTCAGGTTGTTTAAAATATTGTGTAACAAAAAATGAGTTTCTTACAGAAGGTAAGAAGTTCTACAATATGATAAAGATTGATAATAATCACCTGTTTCAGGAACTAGTCGTTTATAAGAAACGAAGTTCAAGGGTAATTAGAGAAGTTCCATCAGGTGCTTTGTTAAAAGCAATGGTAGATCCTATAGAGGACTACTACCTTTAGATGCTATCTCTAGTTGAGAATCATTACTCTCTTCGGTTAGAACACAAGGTGTGTGAGCCGATAATGATAGAGTTGATTTAGTAAGAAGTTCTTATGATAGTTGAAAGAAAACTGTCCGGCATGATATTGGTAGATTCACGAAATGTGATCGGCATTCAAGTATGAAATGCTTAAACATGTAAGTAATATGTATAATTATTATTTTCAGTACCATACCATGGACCGGGTTGCCGTTTGAAGTCAGCAACTTTTCATAAGGATACTAGCCCTGGTTGGTGCCGGTTTTCTGCAAAATTTTTGCTTTAACCGGTGCCGTAAAGATACCAGTGGTTAGTTAGATAATCACATCATTAGAAGTAGTATACTACAATTAAGTATACGAAGTCGATCCAATAATATAAACAACCAAATTCTCGTTAAGGAGAGAGCCAAGTACAAGTTTCTTTACTGTACGGATGGTCTACAGACTACAAAGGTTGGGTGTTATAGTATTAGAAGAGAAAATCGCTTTGAACGAATAATCTTCATAATATTTTACTTTATATCGCAGAATGCAACAAAAGCGTTTTGACCAGGTGAGTTATTCCTGGCTGTGATATATCGGGGGAATGTTGATTAAGACGTGTTAGATAGAATTACGTAAATTATTAACATATATAATACTATTATTGTGAGCATAGTCGCCGGTATAGCTTCTTAATCTATACAAGAGAGCGGGACTCGATGAATTCTCAACGAGGGAAAGCAAGCACTAACGCTTCTAGACAAAACAAGTCTCAAAAACAAAGACAGTCCACTAAGTCTCAAACAGATGGTGGAAAGTATGCTGCATTCTATAAGGGAATCATGTCTAGTCTGGCTAAAAGCGGACCCATGAGTTTTCCAGGTAAGAGGATGCAGAAGAGCAGAGCTGCTCGTTCTAATGCTGATATTGGCGTTCAGAATAGTGGGGGTTTGGGTCGTCTGGGTCTCGCTGCACCTGTCTCTAGGAGTCGTGCAGCTAAATCTCATCTAATTGAAGAAGATGAGTATATTGGCGACATTAATGGTTCAGTAGCATTTACTACAACTCAATATTCAATAAATATTGGGCAGTCTGGTACATTCCCGTGGGGGTATAAGATTGCTGGTCTCTACCAAAAGTACGAGTTTCTTTCATTAGAATTCTACTATAAGAGAGAGGTTTCAGAGTATGCTACTAATGGTCAGGTTGGTAAAGTAATGCTGAACATCGATTATGATGCTTCAGACCCTGCTCCATTATCCAAACAACAAGTGTTGGATACTGTTCCTCATGTGGATGGTATGCCTTGTACCCCAAAAATCAGTTTGTTAGCTGATTGCCGTCAAATGTGTAGACAAGACGGTTGTTTTGTTAGACCTGGTACCCAGCCAGCTAACACAGATATTAAGACCTATGACGCTGGTAATCTATTTGTAAGTACGTATGGTAATACAAATAGTTCAGTTATAGGTGAGCTACATGTTAGGTATAAATGTTTAGTTTCAGTTCCGATACTACAGTCAGCTGGTGCAGCTTCTGGTGGAACTGGTTCATATCTGCAATTAACTTCATCATTAACTGGTGAGGCTGCGGGTGCTACTACTGTTAATTCAGTACTATTTGCATCTGCAACATCACCTGTCATTATTGTTAATGGTATCGGTGCGACCATTGCATCGACTGGTTTGATAACCTTAGTGGCTGGAACGTACTTAGTGGAGGCTTCACTGTTTTCATTTTGTACGTCGGCTAATGCTGTTACCGCTGGTGATCTTACGATTAGTAAGGCTACTGGTGGTACGAATGAGTATTCTTCGGCAGCATTTGGTTTTCAATTTGAAGGCTCGTCTAACACATCCTATGGTGCAAAAGGATATTATAATGGTGTTATGTCGAGTGTTTGGGACACTACTGTCCAGGGTACCGCTATTTGTGCGTTGGCTAATGCAACGTATGGTGCCGGTTCCTGCTTCAACCAGGGTTATTTGAAAATAACACAGCTCTAGTGCTGTTATTATTGTTTTTGTATTTGATACTTTTTTTTGTATCACATAATCGACGCTTTTTCTACAGCGTAATTTCTACACTATTTTTAAAGTATAGAACCTCTAATCAATATGATTCTTTTTGGATTATGTATTATGATATAATTATTATGAAACTCATACTATAGGGATACCTCTTACGGCCAATAAGTGCACGATAAGGATACCATGTATGACATTTCATTTTGTATAAAGTCATAGTATATGCTAAGAAGTAATTTAGCCTTTAAACGGATATGGGTGACTGAAACGTCTTGTTTATCAAGAAGTTAACTATAGACCGTCAGACATATTGATTATGTTAGAGACTCTCCTTGGATTAGGAGTGTGTAGAGAGCTCAGTGGCTGGTAACTGGCCATAATCATAGTTTACTATGGTGAACAGCTTTTACGTTGTAGGACAACGAGGGACTGATGATCCCAATAGAAATATTTGGTAAATATTTCGGTATTACAACATTTATGTTGTGTATACTTTATGAATTAAATCGTACTGGAAATACGATTACGCTCCAACCCTACCCAGGTGTTGTACGTGATTGTTCTAGTTTACTCTAAAG